AATGTCCACGTCACTTGCTGAGCTATAGAACCATAGACGACCATCTGCTGGATCAACATCTGGCGCATTGTTACTAACAGTGTATGTGAATTCAGGTTCTGTTACAAAGTTAGATAAAATTCTTTGAGTAGTTGTTGAACGACCTTGACGAACCAGAGGTGTAGCCAAAGTAAATCCAGCTTGTACTAGAGGTGTTCCAGTTCCATTGTCAAGAATTATAGTTCCACCTTGGCTGTGAGTAAACACCAAGTTTCCAGCAGAGTTAACGCTAGCAGAAACATTGGGGATGTTAGCCGCACTAACTGCTGCAACAAAGTCAGCAGCAGTAGTACCACCCAGTGTTACTGTTCTAGCTGGGAAAGGAACAGCCAATGTATTACCTGCTTGAGAAGAGGTAATTGTAAAAGTTGCCGGCAATGTAAATGTTGGATTTGCAACTGTACCAGTTACTACAGTTTGACCTATTGCATATCTGCTGAGAATTTCATAGGTAGCTGTCTGGTTAGGTGTTGTATCATAAAAATAAGGATCAACGTTGACGTATGTAGTTCCAACCGGAATATTTTTTCCGCCACCACTAGGATCAAGGCCAGCCAGTGCTGCAACATCACCAATGTATGCATTGCTTGTTTGTGCTACCCAGTCGCCTAGTGTTGTACTATAACGTTTGATAGAAATGTTGATACCATTGTTTGCTGGGCTCATGTTGTTCCAAACTGAACCACTGGGTCGAGGTGTAGTATCGGAAGTTCTCCAACGAGGTACTTGGTAACTGTACGAAGGCAAATACAACGGAGCACGATATTCACCTGCTGTAATACCAAGCGCAGTCAACAGAGCAGCTCCGTTGTTTGGGCCCGGATCAATAGCAATAACTCCGCCGTTGGCACTAGATCCGTCGTTGGTTGCACTGGAATCAGCATATAAAGTAAGTCTACCGCTGACTGATGCAGCACTGACACCTGTGATAGTAGCAGCGTTGATTGCAGCAGCAAAACCAGCCACAGTATTTGTGCTTGGCACAGCCACCGGCGTATCGTTGATGAAAAGATCATTGCCTTGAGTCAGCGAAGTTGGTGTAGCATTGCCAGTCAATGTTGGCCACGATGTTTTCCAATCGTCGTCGCCAAGTTGTACCCAAGCATTGCTAGAATTCTTGTAATAACCATAGATGATGGTGCTGAGTGCAACCATGGCATAATCGCCAATGCTGCCCACAGATGACAGGGGTGTGTAATCTTGTGCATCTGCGTCAACCACTTGAGCTGGATCTGTGATCACTATAGGAGTTTTAACAGTAAACGAGCCAGTGGCCTGGTTCCATTCTTGTATACCCCATGACGAAGATGACGTATCAAGCCAAGTAGTACCATCAGCAGGCTCACCCACAGGGCGATTTAGACTGGCGGTGAGTTCGGTTAAGTCAATGTCGACACGTTGTACATAAGCGCGATTAGTAACACCCAATGCACTGTAAGCAGCAAGCAAACCGTATTCGTTAAGTTCGTAACCATTGATTGGTGTACCAGTGGTAGTGTTATAGAAGAACGGTGTACCAAAGGTAGCAGCCAAGTCTCGTTGGCTGGTAATGAGATATGTTTTATTGGCATTAGCAGCCAATGTTCCAGCAGCAACAGTTACGCCGTCAGCTGATACTTTGTTTTGGGCAGTTGCAACCAAGAAATACGGTACTGAGTTAACAGCACTTGGGATGTATTGACTTTCGTCAATTACGGTTACTTCTACGCCGGGTGATACTAGAGCCATAGTGGGTTCCTTTTCAAGTTTCTAATATTTATAGATTATGGCCAAAATCATGCCGTTACGGTGCCCTTACAGTAAGGTCCGTACCATAAATATCACTATGAGACCCATTTGTCCTGTCTGTAATCAACGACCCAGAGCTGTAAATTGCCATCGTAATGGCAAGACATATTATCGCAGTCGCTGTGAAACTTGTACAAAGAAAAACAAAAAAATAAAGCCACCAGTACCAAGGTGGCAATTATCAGGATACAAGAAAAAACCCACATGCGATCGCTGTGGGTTCAAAGCAAAACATCGTGACCAACTAATTGTTTATCACATCGACGGTGATTTAAATCATTGCGAGCTCAGGAACTTGCGCACTATCTGCCTTAACTGTGCTGTGGATGTGCGGCGCACAGAAATTACTTGGAAAGTTGGGGACCTTGAGCCCGACGCTTAAAAGCGCATTAGCTCAACTGGTGGGCTATTTTTAAGGTGGTGACTATATATTATATGCTGGACAAGCTCGCGTGTGTTACGCTTGAGATCTTCTAGAGTACCGTTGTTGTCAATAACATAATCGGCCATCCAAATTTCCAAGCTCATTGAGCTACGGTCTTCCTGGGGCAAATGATCGCTTCGATCTACCCAAATAGCATAGTCGAACACACCTGTATTCTTCATGGCATGAAACTCTGCTTTGTTGCGTAGCCCGCAGTAGATATCGTTTTCGGCAAAAATTTCACGTCCTAATCTAGCATAATCATCACGACAATAGTCGTGAATCATGTCATACCATTCTGCCCTGTGATTGTGTCTATCTTCGAAACATTGTTCGTAGCTGATATATCCGTACTTGTCTTTGAGAGCAGCGTAGATAAAACGTTCAGCACAAAAGTCCGAACTGGAACGAAAACTGTAGTCAAACTCGTCCCGCAGGATGTCACATACAGTGTCTTTGCCGTGGCGTGCATTGCCAATGATTAATAGCTTGGGTAGGGTCATACAAGTTCTCGTACTTTTAAATATTCAAGAGCGTCGTGTAGAAGGTCGATTTGTCTGCGGCAATCTTCTAGTGCATGGTGGCTAGCAGGGTATTTTTGTAGGCTTGGTACCAAACCGTAAATGGTACGGGTATCGCGGATTTTGTAGTACTGCCAGGGCAGGGCCATGTTATAGCTTTTGTAAGCATGCTCTAGTATGTTGGCATCGTATGTGGGGCCATTCATCCAGATACGATTGCATTTCCAGCACAGCTTGTGCAGTTCTTCTAGTGCCTGCTGCAGAGGAATTCTGTCTTGTTCATTAAACGCTTCTTCCCGTGCATGCGGGGGTTGTGTAGCCCACCATGCCACAGTTCCGTCTTCAATACGACGATTTTCTTGGCTTTCTAAGGTGATCCTGGCATAGTATTTGTGCTCAAAATAGCCGCGGGTCAACGGATCAAAAGTTTGAGCTGCTATGGTTAAAATAGTTGCGTCTGGTCCTGTGGCCAAACCTTCGATGTCAATCATTACGTCCATTCTGTATTGTAACAGAATTATGTTTGCAGGTCAATGTTCATGGCTAATTTGAACCAATCAACTATGGCATTTCGGGCAGGATGATAATTGTCTGATTCTAGTCTTTTGGCACGTTTGGCCCATTCATACGGGCTTTCAAACCTAGTAAATTTTGTCCAGTCAACAGCAGAATACAAAGGAGTGTCTTGATACATCAGTCCATGACTGTGCTCTTCGGTTTCAATGGGTATGCTTCGTTGAGTGTCGTAAATGAATCCCATTTGGTATGGAATTTTCTTTTTATCAAGCACTGCTTGAGTTGATAGTATACTCAATAAAGTGAGCTCAGTTAGGTATTTGCTGCCCGATGTTGTGCCCAAATACTGTTCCTGAAAGAATCTTTTTATTACTTCTGGTGTGGCACTTAGTTCGCCCGGACCGGAGCCTAGCATGCCACCAGAGTGAAACCAAACCATGCTGCCAACTTCGCATCTTGATATCCACGCACCTGTTTTATTTTTAGGGTATGTTTGATTTAGTTCTTCACTAACAGGAAAGTCAAGACGATTTATACCTGACCACAACACCACAACTTGATCATAATTGTTTTGGTTTACTTCGTAGATTGTACGAGCTGCTAGGGCTTGGTTACCTGAACCTGGGCTAGCCAGTACATTGTATTTTTGAGCATTTACATGATAATCGTCATCGTTAAGGCGATATGTCAGGCGTGCCAAAAAGCTGCAACCAACCAGAAGCGTTCGACCCATCAGCCAATTACCCAAGTTAAGGGCTGGCTTCCGTCAATGTAGTTTTTAAGGTCTTCTAGTAGCTTGTCCATAGCCGCTTGTGCTTCCGATTTCATTGCAGCACCGTTTAAACTGGTACCACCTTGTGGTCCGGCAATGCTGGCAAACTTTTCACGTGCTTCGCCAATGATCATTTTGCAGTTAGCCACCATATAATCTTTGATCCATTGCTGTATCTGGAAATCACTCAGCAAGTTGATTTCGGGTTTGAGGTTGTAAGTCCAGATCAGCACAGCTTCTCCGGTGCCCTTGGGGTCACGAATCAACTGCAACTTTTTGGTCACAGGATTCCAAGTATAGTTCATGTAGCCACCAAACATACGTGCAGCCAACTCTACATATTGACTATAGAAATCGTAGGTAGCAAGGCCACCTGCAACGTTGAAGTTCATGAGATAAACGTTCAGACTGGCCTGACTAAACGGATCAAAGTTTGATGCATACGGACCCGTGGCGTCGCCGAATGTTCTGCGGAAAATCTGACGAACGCTGATTACTTCTTGTGGCAGTTGATAGATGTTTTCGTCTTTGACTAGCCGCATGAAGATATAACTTTCTTCGTATGCGTTGTTTGCTCGCTGACGGTAAGTGCCAATTGTGCGCTGGTACGCGGCTTCGTAATGCTCTGGGTCGAGTTCTAAATCAACAATCTGACTGCCCAGTTGAAGCTGGACATAATCAATGAGATTTTGTTTTAAAGTTGCTAATGTATCTTGTTGCTGTTCAGCCATGGGGATCTCCGTCCCCTTTATTTACCAGGCCCTGAGCACCACAAGGGCTTCGCTGCCACGCCCGTTCCAGGCAGTTTCAGTGGCTTTGATATCCTTGAACGCTTTGCGAGCTGCCGGTTTGCCTACTGTTTGAATGTCTTTGAGTTGCTCTGCAGGTTTGCGCAGTGTTTTTTGCACAGTTTCTGTGGTACTAAATCCAATCACTGAATTGTTTTTTACTGTAAACACTTTGGCATACTCGTCAGCAACAACGTGGATCAACTTGCGCTTTTTGGTGTCATACAACCACGCTTCAGACTTGTCTACAAGTTGCGCAGCCGGCAAACTCTTGAGCTTGAGCTCTGCAAATTCAGCACAAATTTTGAACTTGGCTGCTTTCTTCTCCGGACTCACAGGTTTGACTTTACGTGGCTTGCGTTCCACTTTCTTGATCTGCACATAACTGCCGCAGTCAGCAATCACAAGCTCACAAAACTTAACACAGTTCTTGAGCTGAGTTTTGGTCATGAACTCATAAGCTTTTGCAAGATCAGCATCTTTGCCTGCTACTGCTTCTTCAAATTCAGTTAACTTGCGAGTCCAGGTATCTTTGACTTGACTGATCATTTGCGGAGCAATGTTCATGCTTCGCATCAGCATCACGGGTTTGTAGTCGGCATTGAGTTTGGCACCGCTGGTAACAAATTCGTCAAACAATCCATCTAGTTCGCCTAAACACTCGCTGACTTTTTCACGCAAGCGATCTTGAATAGTAGCTTTGGGTAATTCGGGTTCGTCTGTGCCTGTTTCTTGTTTTAGGGCGTCTTTCAAAGACAACAGTTCAGCAATCATATTATCTAGTTTGATTTGCTCGTGCTCGCTCAAGTCTAATCCCATCATGCTCATGCGACACAGCCAACCAGTGGTCAGTCGCACTTGACTATCGCCAAGGCTACGAATTTTTTTGGCATCCCGAGCACGGTTGTGCGTTTCTAAGTAAGCCGCAACAAAGTCTTTGGCTTCTTTTTTGCCGTAGAAATAGTTGTACCAATTAAATGCACGACTTAGGGCAGTAAAGCGGTTTTCTGTGGGCTGTGTGCGCCACAGAGGTTCGTCTCCAACATACTTGGTATCAGGACTACGGGGATTCAAAGGTTTAATACTTTTTACTACAGCAACCATAACGGGCTCCTTGTGACTATTTTGTAATTATAGCACTTGTCCAATTTGAAGTCAAGTTGCCCATAAATAAAGCACTATGCCTAGATTAAGTCTTTATCGTCCAAATCGTACCCGTGATTATCAGTTTCTTGATCGGACTATTCACGAAATGTACACTGTTGGCGGCCTGGATATGTATGTTCACAAATACCTGGGACCAACGCCCGGAGGGGAAGATTCAGCATTTTCAGGCAATGCTGATGCTACACAACCTGTTTACGATGATTTAAATCCATTGAATATTCAAGATCTGCTGTTGCTGGAAAACAGAGACAGAGTTTATGCCCCTGATGTTTATGTTATGCGTGGTGTTTACAATCAGCAGGATGTAGATTTTGATCTAACACAATTTGGATTGTTTTTGAACAATGATACACTGTTTATCACGTTTCATTACAATGACATGATAGACACATTTGGCAGAAAACTAATGACCGGCGATGTTTTAGAATTGCCTAACTTGCGTGACTTTCATCCATTGAATCCTAATCTGCCGCGAGCATTGCCAAAATATTATGTAGTTCAAGATGCTGCTTTTGCCAGCGAGGGATTTAGTCAAACTTGGTTGCCGCACCTATGGCGTGTCAAAGCCACACCGCTCACAGACGCACAAGAATACAACTCAATCACAGACAAGCCCATGGTGCAAGAAAACATCTGGGACAACGGAAACTTCTATCCCACAGGCACTGTGGTCAACTACGGTGACGTTTACTATCAGGCCACACAAAATGTACCCGCTGGCACCGACATAACCAATACTGGCTTCTGGACAGAGTATACTCCAAATACAATCAGTGATCTGCAAGGAACTAGACAAAAGGACTACGAGATCAACGATGCCATCCTTACGCAAGCTGACATCGAAGTTCCACTGAGTGGTTACGATCCAACAAAATTCTATGTGTTGCCCACACAAAATGGACAACCTGCTAACCCCAACGGGCTAACTGCCGACGACAGTCTTGTTTCTGTAGACGGAACACAAGGTGGTATGAATGTTACCCCCAAGAGCGAAGGCTACACTGTTGGTTACCTTACTGGATCCGGAGTTGCACCCAATGGTTTGCCTGTTACACCCGGAGTTAGTTTTCCGATTAACCCGGTGGCCGGCGACTATTGTTTACGACTAGACTACAAACCCAACCGACTGTTTCGCTATGACGGGGCACGTTGGATCAAACTCGAAGACGATGTTCGCACCGATCTCAACAACGGTCCAGATAACAAAACACTACGCAGTGGTTTTGTCAACAACACAGCAACAGTCAACACCACAGACCGCGGTCCGATTCCTAGCCGCCAAAGTCTCAGCGAACTACTCAAACCCAGGGCCGACAACGGCGGTTAACTTATGCAGCAATTTTTTTATGACGAACAAATACGTCGATTCTTACTTCAATTTACCCGAATCTTTTCAGGATTTCAGATTGAGTATGGCCGAGACGAAAACAATCCAGATGCAGCGGCATTGATTCGGGTACCAATTCGTTACGGCGATTCCAGTCGTCAAGCTCAAACTATACTTCAAGAAAACTCTGCCAGTAGTTTGCCTTCGACACCGTTGATGACTTTTTATATTTCAGCACTTAACTACGATCGTCCGCGTATGCAAGAGCCTTACTTTGTGAGCAAAGTAAACGTGCGTCAACGTACCTATGACCCTGCTACCGAAAGCTACGAAACCACACAAGGCAATGCATTTACTATTGAACGACTGATGCCTGTGCCATACGCACTGACACTGAATTTAGATCTATGGACTTCTAATACCAATCAAAAGTTACAACTCATGGAACAAATTCTTACACTGTTCAACCCTAGTTTGGAAATTCAAAGCACAGACAACTACCTAGACTGGACCAGCTTGAGCATAGTAGAACTTGAGAGTGTAAACTGGAGCAGCAGAACTATTCCCATTGGCACAGAAAACCCTATCGACATTGCCACTCTGAGATTTAACTTGCCCATTTGGATCAGCCCTCCAGCCAAAGTCAAGAAGCTAGGCGTAGTAGAGCGTGTTATTGCTTCGATGTATGATTCTGAAGGTGATTTGGTCAATGCTGTAACTAATAACGATTTGCTACTGGGTACACGACAAGTTATTACGCCCTACAACTATGCCACTGTGTTAATTGGCAACAAGATACAGTGTTTGCAGCAACAATATCTTGCGCAAGAGCCCGACAACGACAGTTTGCAGGAAACAGTAATTGTTCCTGACAGCAATCTGTTGTGGCCTGCTGTTATCAACATGTACGGTACACTAAGACCAGGTATCAGTCAAATCAGACTTGAACAGCCCGACGAAACAGAAGTAGTTGGGACCGTTGCTGTTGACCCCAATGATGCTAGATTTTTGTTGTTTGTAGTAGACGAAGACACTGTGCCGCAAAACACACTAGCACCAATTGATGCTATCATTAACCCGCAGGCATCCGGACCCCGTACGGAAGATTCTACGTTAGCTGGTGTGAGGTACTTGTTGACTGAATCTACTGGCAGTACTGAAAACACTGCATCTGCATCTGCGTGGATAGGTGAAAATGGTCGTCCGCTGATTGCACAAGCCAATGATATTATAGAATATACCAACATGGGTTACTGGCGTGTAGTATTCATTGCTGCTGCACAAACTTCTACTCAGTACGTAACTAACATAACTACTGGTTCACAATACTATTGGACAGGTGAATAATGGATCAAGAGCTATCAAGGC